AGCCTCAACGCCCCCACTATCTGATCGTAGCAACTGTATGTCGTCATTTGGGTCGAACCTCTCCCAGCCGTTCTCAATATCGGCTTCGGCCTCTAGGTCGAGACACGCCACTTTAACCCCATGTTCGGGGTGTTTCAAATAAATAACAGCCATTGGTTACTTTCTAAAGAAATACAGCGGCCCGTAGGCCGCTGGATTTATTAAGACGCAACAAGCGGTATAGAATACCAAGTTGTTGAATCATACGCCACAAGCATACAAGAGGTGACGGTAGCCATTGTAAAGTTTGAATCTACGGTGATAGCGTTAATGCCATCGCCAGATGCGGGCCAAACTTTAAGGGTCGAACCAGCGTTATTTTTAAGGATAACGGTGCGGCCAGCAACAGCCGCAGGAAGAACAACGCCCTTCGTGCCGTCCGCCGCCGTTACAAGCGTAAAGCCGTCAGATACTGCCGCAGCATTAGCCTGCGTAGATCCAGCCGCCGCAACCGTAGCTGTCTTAATATAAAGACCGCCGGTCGTGGTAATATCGCTTGCACTGACTGAAGTGGCGCTAACTGATGTAGCGCTAGAGATAGTGCCTCCGCTGATCGTCGCGCCCGTAATGGTTGTGCCACTTACGAGTTCGGGATCAGAGAAGGCAACACCGACAGGTTTAGTGTTAGGCATTGCCCTCTCCTATGGTTACGCGATGCGGTAGATCGAGTATGCAGCCGTGCCGGTTTTACGAAAACGGAAGATAGCCGATGAGGCATTTGTCGTTGTAGCGTTGTCGATAAGAACCGCGCTACCTACGATGCTGTTGCCCGTGCCAGCGCCAAACGTCACGTCGTTAGCAGCATTGTCGCCAATGTTGATAAAGCTAACATCAAAGCTAGTGTTGACAGCGACGCTTGGGAAAGCGGCGTCGATCAACGCGCCTGTTGGGAACGTGTATGCGCCAGCGTCTGTTCCGCCGGAATCAATCGTCACAATACCAGCGGAAAGATTAGCCGCCGTAATCGTAACAGTTGCGCCGGTCAGATCAGCCGAAGCTGCCTGCGCGCGGAGCAATGGTTCGCCGCGATCACCTGCCGAAAATTGATAGCCGCCTGTGCCTTGCGGAATAGCGCCGTAAGGGCCAAACGTCTCAAGCGGATAAGCCGCGTTCTGAGTAGTTGTCATGGGTTAAACTCCAAGAAAGAAGGAAACAAGGGGGCTTTAGCCCCCTTTTAGCTTTAGCCCCAAAGGCGAACGGCCATCTGCGGACGAATCACGCTGTAGCCATAAAGCACGTCAATACGGCAAGGCAGACGGTCGTTGTTGATGTCATACTGACGAACAACGCGTAAGCTGATGCCATTGTGAACCTGACGGCTAGCCATATCGACACCCTGCGGAAGCAGAAGGTCGGCGGTGGCGAAGCTGATCGCGTCACGATGATAGATCAAGTTCTGTGGATACTGCGTAGAAGCAGCGCCAAGGAACGTGACAGCCGCGCCGGAAGCAGGCAGAGCGTCAACTGTAGCGAGAGCCTGAGTAGCCGAATACATCGCAGGAACAGTGACCGTAGCGGTCGTTGACGCCGTAACGTCAGCAAGAGCCACGAACTGATAGAGCGAGCCGGTTGACTCACGGGTCTGTGGGTTGACAGCGAAGACGCTACCGATGGTGAACACGTCGCCAGCTTTGATGATCGTCGAGCCAAGACCCGTCAGAACGATGCTGGTTGAGCCTTCAGCGGTAACGGTCGTGCTAACCGTAACGGTGCCAGCGCGCGAGCCAGTCGTGAACTGCTTGATTGACTGAGACATATTCAGCTCGTCGTAGCCGAGGATGCCTTCACCAAACATGCCGTTCTTGAACTGCTTCGAGATAGCTGAAACAGGGTTGAACAAACCTTTCATGCCTTCGATCAACGCAGCGTTAGCGGCTGGGTTAACAGTGGCATAACGAGGCTGCATAACTGCGGCGTTCTCGTTGAGCTTCTGTTGAGCTTGCAACAGGACGAGCGACGTAGCAGGCGTGGTGCCTGGCGTGCCGACTGAGTTGCCGATGTATTTGAAGCTGTTTGCAACGTCTGCGTCGATAGAAGACGCGAGCTGCGAAATACGAGGCTTCAGAACACGTTCAGCGAAGTCGTCCAACTGCATCGTGAGTTCGGCGGTCGTGAAGTTCACGCCGATGTGCTTCTGGCTGGAGACAGTAAGCGTGGTGTATTGCTCGTTGTCGTCCTGAACCTGAAGGGCAGCGCCATCCGTGACCAAAGCGCGGTCAGGAAGACGGATGCGGAGGGTCGAGCCGATCTTAGCGCCTTCTACAGCGAAAGAGTCGTCATACTGACGGTTTACAGTGCGGGTGAGCACAAGGGAGTTCTCAAGGATCTCGAGCGCCTTCCTTGTGATCATGTCAATTGTTAAAATTGAGTTTGACATAACCTAATTACCTACGGTTTTGCGCTTCCCACTTCTTGATCTGTCGCAACCGTTCGGCTTCAATCCATTCTGACGTTGACATCGACTTTGTAGCCCGTGGGTCAGTCGTATCATATCTAGGGCCGGAGCTTGACCGAGTAGCCGTGACAGGAGCAAGAGGAGCTGGCGCAGTTGAAGTGCGTTTTGTCGGCGGATCTGCGACCAGTTTGGCCTCAAGTCTACCGATCTCCTTTGCCTGCAAAATCGGCGGCAAATTGGCAATCCGTTGGGCCTCTTTTGGATTGGAACCTAAGTGATAGATCACTTCGGGGCCAATGTCTGAAGCCTGGATGGCTTGAGCCATATAGTCCGTTACGGGGAGGTTCGGATTATACGCGACTTGTTCAAAGTCATCGTATCTATCGCGGGCTTCCTCTTCACGGTCTTTATACGAGTCAAGCAGAGCTGCCTGTTGTTTTGCGGCCTCTCGTCGTGCCAGCATCTCTTGAGCTTTTTGCTCGGCCAGTGCTTCCGCATAGGCTTGCGCGTTCTCAAAATCATCTGGCGCGGGTGGAGGTGCGACGGGCTGTCTAGCCTGTTGCTCCGCAAGCCGTTGGGCTTGATCTCTTTCCCATTTGCGCTGTTCTCTTGCGAGGCGTTTGCCTACAATCGCGTCCAACTCTTCTTGAGAGAACGATTTTGTAGACTGTTGTTCCTCCGGCGTCGTCTCAACAGATTCAGGTGCCGCCGTGGCTTCCTGTTCCGGCGCGGGGCTGATCTCCGCTACAGCCTGTTCTTCGTCGCTCAAGGCAACTTCCTTTCTGACCTAGCTATCCGGCTAGTCGGTTACGTATATATTTACTCGTTTACAGAAACATCGTCAACAGTTGGTGAGTTAGGATCACGCGGCCACTGAACGCTCGTTACTGACGCGATGAACGCATCAATATCTGTGGTTGCTTCCAGATCTGTGATCGCTAACTGGCATGTTGTCCGCACAGCTTCACGATAAGATGTCCAGTCAGCCGGAACGGCGGTGCCGTCTTCAGACTTACGAACGATCATCCAGTCAGACGGGAAGAGAAGCGTGTAAGATGTCTGCTTGAACTGAGCCGTCCAAGTAGTTTTAAGAGTCGCTAGATCTTTAGGTATGGCGATGTAGTCGCCATCATCGTTAGGCCCGCTGACCCAATAGAAGCGGTCGTCAGGCCGTGGCTGTTCGACAACCTCTGTAATGCCAATCGCCGCGCGGGCTTCTGGACTTGCCAGCCGCAGCCAGTTCGCAGGGTATTGAGTGCCATTAGCCTCAAATGGCACGTCAAGTTGGAGTGTGCGTCCGTCAAGTAAAAACATTATCGTGCCCTACTGATTTTAAAGGGGTTTTCCGCGAATGCGGCGTATATGTAAGTGTTTCCGCTTACGTTGTTGGGCCACGAATTTGCACTATTTGCGCGCCATTTAAACCCATTGGACAAAAAGTCGCATTGGTCATATATAGAACTTTCTGCGCCAGATGTGTTTGGGAATAGTGACGCAGCAACTACGTTATTTGTTGCGCGCGAACTGTCGCCAATCCACCACGCACCAGCACTTGTAGTGTCCTTAATCATAAGAAATCTTGGCCTAAATCCTAAATACACAAATGGCCCATCAGCCGAATTATTTCCCGTATAGCTACCAAAGGCGCTGTAGCCAGCAACGGGGGCAAAACAGTAGGCTACTAATGTTGCGCCGCTTTGATTGCTTTCTGTATCATTGCCGACGTTGAATATGGTGGAATTTGGCGATGAACTAGCCCACAAATTAGGTTGTGAATTTGCACCATTAGTAAGATTAAGAAAACAACCCTGAGCATTGCCAAGTGACGTATGATAAACGGGCCAGTTTCCTGTTGTGCTTCTACGCTTTACAATAATCATACTTGGCGCAACACCAAGTCCGTGTCCTACAGTCGCATTAGCGCCAGTGCCAGTATAAGTCACAACACTAAAACCAGCCGTTGTGTTGGCGCTAACAGAACTTGCTATTGATGGCGTAGAGCCGTAAGCATTTACCGCAATGGTTGAAGCTGTGCCGCCAGCTTTCCATTGCCAAGCGATAAATGTTGAACCATTTACGTTAGTAGATACCGTTGCACCATTTGTCCCTAAAGAAAATCCAGTAGGGTCAAAAGAAGTCATTGAAGTTCCGGCAGTCTCTAAAACTGCGGCGGCTGTTGCGTTTGACTGAAGGACATCTCTAGCCCCTCGTATAACATCAAATAAAGCGTGATTGTAAGCTACCGATCTTCCTTTAATCCAAACAAAATCCGGCTGAAATGTTGTTCCAATAGTATTATTCGCTGAGTTAGAAACAGAAAAAGGAGAACCTGTTCCCGTATATGTCGTTGCAGCCATATTCTGCGCGCCGTTGGTGATCGTCGGTGTGGTCAGATTCTGGGTGCATAATGGGGAATAGCCGGATGGCGCAGCATTAGCTAAAGGTCGCTGACCAAAATTTATAGCCATCTGACCAAATGACGAGGAATACGACCCATACACAAACATTAAGTCTGCGCCAGATGTAGTTCCAATAGTCCCTGTTGCTACCGATGACCCATTCTTATAAATTGCATAGGTATTGGCGTCTCTGTCTACAGCGACCAACACTTCATTATTAACACTGAAACTGCTACCTGAATTGCTGCCTGTAGCGCTAAAATTATACACCCATCCAGTATCGCCGACCCATAAACCTAAAGCGCTATTGTATGCTGCCGTTTTAGATACAGTTGGTGGTGCTACACCAAGATAAGCGTATTCGCCGCCACTTGTATTACCAGAAGCCGATCCCGTAAGCGTCGCGGCTACAAACCATTTTCCTGTAGATGGAATTAATATGGTAGATGGAACGCACGACCAATTAGTAGGCCCAACAAATTGTAAGTTAGCCGCTGAAAATGTCCCGCTGTTCCCGTTAATGGGGTTTAATACAGCATAATTCCCAATGTCGCCAGCCGCATTAGTCGGCGAGTCCAGCATCGAGTCGTATGTTGTGCCGGAGGATGTGTAGTTAATATTGTTTGACGTCCAGCCATTGTTATTGCCACTAGCGTCAGACGTTATGTTTGCAACAAACGGTGTAGCGGAAGCTGTTGCAACGGTTCCTGTATTTGTGAGCGTAAAGGCGTTTGAACTATTATCAACAATCGTAGCATCTTGTAATGTTAATAGCTGCGTATTTGTAATTGCCGTTAATGCGCTAGTAGGCGGTGTAAATGGCGCTGTATAAACCGCCGTTCCCTTTACCACCCTGACGTTAGATATTGACCCGCTAAAATAAGTCCCGGCAGGTGTCGTTCCACCTGTTAGATTTGCACCAATTCTAAATTGATTAGATGTTAGGTTAGCTGTGTTTGTGGTTTGACACAAGACCACGCCGTCTAAATACAATTTTACGTTATTGCTTCCGCTGCCGCTTCTGACAAGCGCAAAATGATGCCATTGCGCTGTTTGTGCGTTTGTATATGAGCCAGACACAAAAGAACTATTATTAATATAAAATCCAAATACGTTTGAGGCCCCTTCATTAAATCTTATATCGACGCCAGTAGCGTAGTCTTGGCAAACTAGACCACTATTATTTAGCGTTGTTTGATTAAACCATCCCTCAATAGTAAAGTCGCCAGTGCCAAATGCAAGATTTGAGCTTGTTGGCGTCGTAAGATATTTACTTGTTCCGTTAAAACTACCGGCGTATGTCGATGTGCTATTCAACGTAAACGGCAGATAAAAACCATTCGTGCCGTAAGTGCCTGTATAGGCTGCGGGTTGCCAGACGCCGTTCGTATCGTATGCGCCAAATGCGGTAGGTAATTGTTGACCGGGGACATTATAAAATTCAGCTATGTAGCCATCATAATAATTATTAGTGGCTGCTATATTGCGGCCTATATTCTGTGCGACGTTATTATTCCAATCACTGCTAAATGTCGCCGTAGGATTTGTTTGCGTGGAAAACGCGGTAATTTGAGCGCCATTTATGTATATTTTAACTGAATTTGTATACGTTGTAGTTGCACCGTCTACAGCCACAACACAATGATACCACGCGCTGGGATCTCTAAAAACGGCGTTTGTAACATATTGATATATATACGCGCTCCCAGAAAATTCCCAAACACGCAATGTATCCGCTGCGGCAGCGCCACTTGTTGCAAATTGTATTGCAAAACCGTTACCATTTGTTGAGCAAAAATTCATTATGCTATTTAGCGACCCGCGCTTAAACCAAAAACTTATTGTATATTGTTGTCTATTTGCGGCGCTTGCCGGTGTCCTATTCAGATACGCCGTTGCAGACGAGCGAAACCGCAAACTCTTACTGACGGTATATCCGCCAGCCGCAGGTGTGAAGAAAAGATCTTTAGATGAAAACATTACGGTGTGAAGTTTTGGACAGCCGAGCCATACCAGTTCGTGCCGTCTGAGAAGAACGAGATAATATCAGCGCGGCTAAGTGTAGCCGTGATCGTCGGAGCGGTGCTTGCAGGCCATTTGACGCTGGTAAATGTCACAGTCGTAGCCGTGCCAGAGGCAGGCTGACGAACAATCAGAATAAAGGATTTACCTGCGGTGGCTGTCGGCATTGTTACCGTTAGAGCCGTAGCCGATGTCAGTGTCAAGTTCTGGAACGTGCCATTGGCAAGATCAAGCGTTACCGTAGAGGTAACAGTGCCAATGTTGTAATACGTTTCAACGTAATTGGTAACGGTTGGGTTGCTCAGTGTTGGCGCTGTGCCAAACACCAAAGAACCTGAACCTGTCTCGTCAGTAACAGCCGCAGCAAGATTGGCCGATGATGGCGTTCCTAACCAAGTCGCTACGCCAGTGCCGAAAGATGTAATACCTGTGCCACCGTTTGCTACAGCCAAAGTGCCTGTAGCTTGGTTAACAGGGATGTTGGTGCAATTTGATAGATTGCCTGACGTTGGCGTGCCAAGAATGGGCGTGGTAAGCGTCGGTGATGTAGCAAATACAAGCGATCCGCTACCTGTTTCGTCGCTGATAACGCCCGCAAGTTGCGCTGATGTCGTTGAGGAAAACTGAGCCAGCGTGCCGCCTGTGTAGGCTATTGTGCCGCCGGTGCCAAAATTGACTGTGCTACTATCAGTGCCAACAAAGGTAACGCTGTTGTCCGTGGCTAACGTCTTACCGTCAGCAATCGTCAGCGTAGATCCTGTCGCCGGAGCGGTGAGCGTGACCTTGTTGATCGTAGTAGCTGACGCAACGCCGAGCGATGGTGTGGTCAGAGAAGGCGAGGTGGCTAGGACAACATTGCCTGTGCCTGTGGTCGCAAGTTCGCCAAGAACGCCAGCATTATCGTAAAGAATACGACCAGAAGTGCCGCCAGTGATCGCTGTTGTGCCAACCGCTAGATTAGCGGAGATAGTCGTCCAACTTGTATTGCCGGAGCCATCAGTCGTCAGAGCTTGGCCGCTTGTGCCGTCATCTACCGGCAGCGTCATCGTCCAAGCGGCGCTATTATTGCCTGAAGCAATAGATACGGAGTTAGCGCTGGCTGAATTATAGAGCTTTAGCGAACCGCTGGTTGTAGACGCAACACCCAACGAAACAGTCGCGGTGCCATCGAACGTAAAACCAGGCATACCGCCAAACGCGCCAGCGTTATTATACTGAACCTGCGTGGTAGATCCGCCAGGTGACCCACCACCACCACCGCCGCCTGCCGCCCATGACAGGACGCCGTTCGTGTCAGTCTGAAGGTAGTAGCCATTGACAGGCGCAGCCGCTGGGAAGGTTAGCGTGTAATTAGCCGCTGTCGTGTCTGATGATTGCAACGTGACCGTATTAGCGCTTGTGTTGGCTAATACGAGCGTGCCGCGTGTCGAACTAGCCGTGCCAAACGTAACTTGAGAGGTGAAAGTTGGGCTGGTCGCAAATACTAGAGGCCCAGATCCCGTCTCATCAGTAACAGCCGATGCAAGATTTGCACTGGATGGTGTGCCAAGCCATGTGGCAACGCCTGTGCCGAGCGATGTTAAACCCGTGCCACCGTTAGCCGCAGCTAACGTGCCTGCCATTGTAATAGTGCCAGACGTAGTAATCGGGCCGCCTGAGAACGACAAACCTGTCGAGCCGCCGCTGACATCTACGCTGGTCACAGTGCCAAGCGGGTTGGTTGCCCATGACGTGTTCGAGCCGTCAGTCGTTAAATATTTACCGCTGTTACCGCCTTGACTTGGCGCAAGCGCATTAAACGCGGCGTTGGCTGTCGTTTGACCCGTGCCGCCGTTGGCTATCGGCAGTGTGCCAGTGACGCCGGTAGTTAGTGGCAGTCCTGTCGCATTCGCTAGTGTTATCGTCGGGCCAGAGGCTAATACGATAGCGCCAGAGCCTGTCGTTGAGTTACCAAGCGCCGTGACCGTGCCGCTGGTTGGGAACGTCAGCGTGGTCGTGCCGGAGAAGGTGAAGGTGCTAGAATAAGCCCCTGACGTTACAAAAGTAGAGCCATCCGCCAGCGTCAGCGTTGCGCCGGTCGCTGGAGCCGTCATTGTAATCTTATTGACGCTGCCGTTTAGGACTAAATTACCGCTCTTATCAACGACAAAAGAGGCCGTAGACGCCCCTGTAACGGTCAGATTCAGCAGATTAGACGACGCTGACGAACCAGAGTTAGTAACGGCTAGTTTTATGCCGTTCCATGTAGTTGCAGCATCATTCCATGTGTCACTAAGATTATAAATAAAGGCCATTTAGGTCACTCGTAGAAGATCGTCACATTCGGATTTGTGCCGCCTAAGACAACATAAAGACCCTTGCTTAACGTGACACCTTCAGGCGCAAACAGATAATTGTTTGGAACTGCGCTCGTAAAAGTGGATACAACAACAGGATCTGAGGTCGAAGCCGTAGCCGAGTCATAGATTGCAATGGTCGGTGTTGTGCCGCTAGAGACGAAAACGCCTTTAACCTTGGCAAGCCCTATTTTAACTTGCGAAGTGGCCGTAAGATTTAGAGCATATGCCATGATTTCCTCACGCTAGGAATTTCAATTTATACAGTGTTGATAGGTATAAGTCCACGATACCGTCGATAATGTTCTGAATCGCCGTATCGTCTTTGTCACAGACCTTATACCGCATATCTTCAACGTCTTTCAGCGAATCTTCAAGAAACTCAATAACATTGTTGGTTTTCTTGGCTGAATGGAGCGTAATCGGCCCAATTAGGCCGTGTCTGCCTTGATAGGCTTCGGCTAAATCGTCGGCTAAACCGATGATATTTTCATAAAATTTACCCAGAGCCTTATGTTTTGCATATGATCGCGTGTTTAAATGCACGCTATGCGTCACATCGCGGGCTAAAAACAGATGTCCTATTAGATCCGCGCAGCTCATTATTCTAATCCTGGTAATTGAGGTTGCATAGGCGACGATCTAGGCACAATGTCACCTGTGTCCATTGCCGCCGCGACCGTTCCCATTACAATGTCTTGGATCTGTTCAGGTGTCATGTTGGCCGAAGTCGCCTGTATCCGCTTCGTTTCCGCATCATACGCCTTGATCTGCGTGTTCTGCTCGTCAATCGCCAGTTTCTGCATATCATATGACTGTTGCAGTTGCTGAACCAGAGCCGCAGTCTGCTCCATCTGGTTCGCCATGTCATTCATTTGCATACGCATCATCTGCGCTTCTGGCGACTCATCAGTATTGTCCAGAACCTTCGGATCGAGCGTTTTAGCAAACCTAGCCGCCATCTCCTGCGCCCCAGGCCAGTCCATGTTTTTGATGAACAGATCGCCTGCCACAGCCCAGAGCTGCGGGTTGGTCTGCAAGATCATCTGCATCGCTTCCATCGCCTCTTGGCGCTTGGTCGCGTAGCTTGGGCCAGTGGTAACAACCACGTCGTAAATACCAATCGACGGGTTGTAGATCTTCTCAATGTCCAGACCTGTGATCGGATCCTTGATGACGCGAACTGGTTCCGGCTGGTTTGGATTGATCTTTACCATATCCACTTCGCCGTCTAGCCCGACGATACGTGCCACGCGCTCCGTATCATAGATCTTAGGGATCAGATCGACTAGCTGTCTTGTCGTATATCGAACCGCTCGCGCGAGATTGTCCACGTAGTGATATGTGGATGTATCGCCTTGGTTTTGCCGAGCCAGAATCGCACGACCCGTCCGTTCGTTACTGGTCGCACCAATTGAACTGTCGTATTGACCCGTGGTGGCTTTGATATCTTCCCCAGCGCCCACTTTGGCCTGGATAAGGCCGGTTTGCGCCATAGGTGGCTGCGCGCGTTCAGGTAATGGCAGAGGAGATCCTGCACCATCGGTGACATCGGGGTTGACTTCGAGGTAAGGCCAGTTGTTCGTATTGGCGGTTTTCCAGTTTGTTTCGTATCCTTCAAACTGTCCCCCATATCCGATAAACGGAGCCTTCGGAGCCAGCGCCAGCATTTCTGCTTCCTGGCTGACCCAGTAGTTATACATGCGCTGCGCGTCTTTCGCGTTACGCACTAGCCCGCTGATGTAGAGCTGACCGTCTACTTCAAACTCGTTGCCCACCACGCGGATGACCGGTATGTAATTACCCGCCCAATCGCGTTCCTCTAACACTTCAAAGCCGTTTGTCTTCAGCCACTTGACCTGACGGTGCTCGCTCGTGCGAGACTTCAAAGGCTTGCCGAACATAGCTTTGAGCTGCTTGTCCTGCGGCGATCCGTTAAACGCTGTGATATTGTCAGGGTAAAGATTCAGCGTTTTCTTCTGATGGTCTATGTAAAAATACTCAGCAATACGGACGGTTTCCTGGCTCATCCACATGCTAAGTGACTGATCGCCAACGCCTTGTGACATCATTACAGAAATCGGCAGCGCGTCTGGATACAGGCGCTCATATTCTTCTTTAGGAATGTCTTCGGTTATGAAACACCATTCGGCGTCTGATCCGCATGGATCGTGGATCATTGGATCCATATAAACGCTGAAGCTGTTACGGACGCGACCGATCTTCAAGTCTTGGTCAAACGAATCTTCGCGGCAATATTCCGTAAGGATTCGGATATAACCTTCTCCGTAGGTAACTTGATTGTCGCAGGCTGTATCATATGCAACGTCCGCGTCGGATAGGTATTCGATGTGTCTAACGATACCTTGAAAGATCTCTGCGACCGCAACGTCGGCTTTATCGTCCGCTGGGATGACCTTGCCGGAGGGTCTGTTCTGTCGTTGTTCATTAGTTACTAACCTGACATGCTGTGGCAGCTTGTTAATCGTCAGGCAGGGACGTGCGTTGATCGTCTGACCCTGCACCGCGCCTCTGGTCGCCAACACGTCCGCAGGCCACTGCCACGCGTTGTCAGGACTACCTGCCATGAAGCGCAAGTCGTCCAGCTCATCTTCACGGGAGTCAGAATATGCTGCGCTCGCCACCGTAAAACGGTGACGCATCGTCGCCAGACGATCGCCCTCATCTGCGTCGGATACTTTGCCTGCGCCTTCTACATCACTTGCAGCCACTTTTGCCACCTTTTTTAGCAGCCGTGCGCTTTGTATCATAAGCAATTGCGAGGGCTTGCTTCATAGGCTTGCCAGCTTTGACTTCAGCTTTAAGGTTCTTCCGAAAGGCGTTCTTAGATGATGACTTAACTAGAGGCATTATTTCTTCCTCGTCTTAGCGGACTCTTTGAACGCCTTGGCCGTAGGTGCGCCTTTAGACCCAACTTTACGCATTTTCTCGCCCGATCCGGCTGCAATGCGCGCCTTTTTGGCGTGTATGTTGGCGTATAGCCCAGGCTTACTTGCCACAGTTCCACCTCTTCATAGATGCTTTAGCGCGGTCTGCGTTCTTAGACTTAGCGACTACGCCGCCCATTCTCGCACAGAAGCTCGCTTTACGGCCTTTGTCAGCGTCTGTCTTAGGGTTTGGCGCAGGTGCCTTTAACTTGCTGCCAGTCGCCTTGTTGTATTTGGCGCGGCCTTTGGCTGTTAGTCCAGCGCCCGCTTTCGTCGATAGCTTCTCGCCACGACCAACAGATAATGATACCATTAACTCGCCATCCATCCTGAAGAGGCTGCGTTGCCACCATACGCGACGCGCCGTGTGTTGTCTACACGCTGTTCACGTCTGGCGACAGGAAATGCGAAGGTTACTGCGATGGCGTCCGCTGCGTCAGGTGACGCTAAACCCCTACTCTTCATATCCTTCTTGCTCTCTAAGAATATCGTTCCCTTCGAGTCCGGCTTCATCATCGGCCCGATCAGGTCTGACTTCAGATACCTGTCTTTCGGTATGCTTGCGTCCTTCAGCCAGTCCTTCATCGCGCCCCACATCTCAGCGCGTTTGTTGCCATACATCATAGGCTTGGTGGACTTATTACCGAAGTTCACACCGCGCACCTTGTAGCGCTGCTCCTTCAGCCGATCTACGACGCCTGCGCCGAGTCCGCCCTCGTCAATCACGACCAGCGCGGGTTTGTATTCCTCTATTGTATCTATCACTCGTCCGACGACTTCCATCGTGTCGTCGCCACGGTGCCTGCGTATGCTCAGTATGTCGCGGCCCTGCCTTATGGCGATGACGGTAGCGTCGGCACCAAAGCGTGCTGGATCCACTCCGACCACGATGGGCGCGGACTGGTCGGATATAGCGGGACGTTCCATTGCCTCGTCAACCAGCGCGTTTCCGATGAACTGGTCGTCGCTGGCGTTGGGGAACTGACCGTAGACCTCGACGTGCGCGGCGCTGGAGTCGGGGCCATACTCGTCAATGATCTGTTGATAGACGGCCTTATCCGTGCCTTCGACGGAGCGGGCATCGACAATTTTATTTCGCCAAAAGTCTCGCTTGGAGTTAAAACACTCATAAAAGTAACCAGAGTTACGACGGGGGTTGCTGAAGCACAACCAAAAGCGATTAGGGGTATTTTCCGTAAAAAAGCCCGCTGCAACTGACCAGATACTATCATCAATTCCGCT